GGCTTTTTAAAGTCCATCATCTGTTATCTCCATTTCCACCAATGACCCCACGTTTCTTACGATCCTGTAGTTTCTTCAAGTTAGCGGCAGCAAGGTCTGACATACTGACGTTTAAGTCACGACACAAAGCAGCAATATACCACAAGCAATCACCTACCTCATCTGCGATAGCCTCACGATCAAACTTACCATCACGTAGGATTTTCTTAACCTTATTGGCTACCTCACCAGCTTCAGCAGCTAATCCAAGTGCAGGGTAGATAACCTGATGTTCATGCTTATAGATAGCTGTCTGTGAAGCTGCCGCTTGATATACATTCATTTCCATTTCTGTCTGACTAAAGTACTCAAACGCTTCTATGTCTTCTTTGCTAATCAATGTATCGTACCTTCCGTTGTTCCTAAGTTTATAGCTGCATATTCCGCAAAGGCCATAAATTCTTCTTGACTTACTGTGTCGTCCTCTGAACATCTAGACATCAAAAGATACACAGACTTCTTTCTTAAACTTTCTATGTCATCGTCATTCTTTATTAGCTCATAAAGCTCCATATAATCTGCAAGTGGCACTACATCAACCTTCCATAAAACTGTGTCGGGTTTTTGTAATTCTGATCAAACAAGTACCAAGCGCAGTTATCCTTACCTGTATGCTTAGAACCTTCGATCCACTTCACTCTGCCTACACTGACGATCTTTGAACAGTATGTCATAAGAGTAGCTGACTGTTTAGTGTGCATCCAATCAGCATCAAACAACAACCAAGTAGGACATATGTCGATCCATGTCTCTATGAACTGATGTAAGAAACTACGTTCCCACGGTGGGTTAGTGATACAAAAGTCCATCACCTCATAGCCACCAAAGTCAAGATCAAGAGCATTATGCTGAACAATGTCAGGATGTCTGGGTTCAATGTCACAAGCATAAATACAAGTCCCATGTCCATCTGTAAGATCGTGGATATGTTGGATCAACCGACCATCCCCTGCACAAGGCTCAACAAAGTCGAAAGTCTCTTGCGGGAGATGGTCGATCAAAGGGGCAACGGCCTCTATTGGTGTCGGGTAATAATCTCTTTCAACACGTTCAAAGTTAGACCGTTTGCCCATTACTTTCTCCACTTACTTACAAGTTCCATATAGTGATCTAGATTAACCATAACAACCCAATCTTTACGGTCACCCCTAAAGAAAACGACAGGCTCATACTGACCATCTTGCTTCGCTTGTTCCATCCAGTCATAGACGGTAGCTAAACCTTTTCGTCGTTTTACTTCGATAGACAGGGGAAGCAGTTGTCGTGCCTTTGGTGATAACTGTATATCTTCCCCTGACTGACCCATAGCAGTAGAACGGACATCATCGGGTTCTAGTTCAGGGAATGTCTTAAGGATAGTGTCCCTGATCTCTTGTTGTCCTAATCGTCCTTTTGCTTTACTGCTACGGGCGGTTGCCATAGTTCGTCCTCTCTACGTCTTAGCCAAAGAAGTCTGGCATTTTCTATAACACGATCTACGTCACCATTGTATGCATCTACACATTTCTTCCATAGGTCTTCCTCTGTCTCTGCACCATCTAACATCTTATCAGCTTTTACAGGCCCAACCTTATAAAGACCTACGATGTTATCTGCTGCGTCACCAGTCAGGATTTGTTTGTAGAAGAATGTAAGACCTGACCATTCGTCAACATCTGACCATTCCCCACGACCAAAGTTAAAATGCTTACAAGGTATCTGCAACATATCTTTGTCGATTGATGCCACAGTCGTGTTCTTACCAAGTCGGGTTGCTTCTATCGCTATAAGGTCATCGGCTTCTTCTCCTTCGCTTACGATTGCGTTATGCTTGTCTATCAGATACTGCCTCACAGTCGGTAAGTGTAAAGGCTTAGATGCATCCTTACGGTTGCCCTTGTACACATGTGACTTAGCTACATCATGTCTGAAGTTCCCCTTACCTGTGAGATACACTTTGTAATCATTAGGTGAAGGGAACACCAGAGTTTCCTGTAAGATGTATTGGATAAGCTCTTCTGCCTTTTCCTCTGCATCTTTAGGTAGCTTATCTTGAGTAGCAAAGGCTGCTCTGTAGGCTATGATGTCCCCGTCGATCAGCACTTTGCCAAAGGTCATTAGAAGTCACCCCATACTACAGTACCGTCATCCTTTTCAAACCCTACTGATTTGACATAGGTAAACCCCATAGCGACAGCAAAGTCTGTGAACAGGTTAGCTAACTGATATACGTCTTCGATTTCTTCACGGTACATAGTGATATTACCGTTGAAACCGTCTTCGTCTTTATCAGCAACTGCTTCTAAGTTTACATTCATTAGGCTACCTCTGTCCAAGCACCGATAGTGTTAGTCTCTGCAGGTTCATATGCCACATGCTCTGTAACACCGATAGCGTTCATACGAACACCTGAACCGTTAGAGTAAACGTCAAAGATGACTTTAGCTTTTGTGCCATTGCCTAACGGCCCATCATCCTCAAAGCTCCACCACCGTTTATTGTCTTCACCTTGCGTAAGGTCAACGACAGCAATAGGCCCACCGTAGTTTACCTCAACAGGCTTACCCTTGTTGTCGGTGAAGGTCTTGATGTTGTCAGCAACTGACCGTTTCATCTTCATGTATTTACCGATGCCAAATTCAGCTTCACCATCAGCAATACGTTGGCTTCCCATCGGGCTAGGGTTTAAACCTTCTGCAAGTAACTTGTCGATGTCTGCCTCGTTGGTGAAGTATGCGTTCATTACATACTGACCACCTTTGTCTGCGATCCCTTTTGCAATGGTATTCCCATTCGGGTCACCCATGTCAGCATTTTCTGGGAATACTTTAGCGTATTGCAGAACCATTTCCATTTCATAACGTGCCATAAGACATTTCCTTTCGTCGAGTCTGGTAATTATATATAACGACCTTTTTAAGAGTTTGTAACACTAAAGTACAAATTTATTTTCTAATGTACGTCAGCGTATGTCCGTCCGAATTGTGCATCTATCCCAAGTGGTACATTTAACTGGATTTCTTGGTTCACTTGGTCGATTGCCATAGTCATAATGTTTTCCTCTTTGTCCTCATTCCCCTCTTCTACTAGAGTTATAATTTCGTCGTGGAACTGACCGATAGTCTTAAGCCCCATGCTACGACATTCCTTAACCCAACTGTCAAAACAGAATACACCTGTACCCTGATTTAGTGTGCTGAACCTATCCTTGTCAGACCGTAGACTGTACCAGAACTTAGATACAGGGTTCTGCACCCAAGCAGAGCCAAACAGTTCACGGACACGTAGACCTTCTGCCACCTTCTGTACTGACCAGTTACGTGACCAAAAGGCATCTAGCAGTGTCTGTGCCTCAGACTTAGCCATACCTGTCTCACGGGACAGTTTAGAAGCTCCTACACCATACGTAGCACTGTAGTTCACCACCTTGTAGTTCTTACGCAGTGCTTTAAGACTACGTTCCCCTGAGTTATGCTTGTCGATGTCATCTTGTGTGATAACACCTGCGTGTTTCGCCAAGTCGAGGTGAGGGTCAAAACCGTCCTTACTCATTTCAGCGACATAATCAGGATCAAGTGGCTTCATGTAGTGTCTCTTTGTCGTATCCTCTAACGATGTCATATCAGCACCACATAATGTGTAACCTTCTGGCGCAGTCAGACAACCCCTTATTTCTGCACCGTAGGGTTTATCAACTGATGGCAGGTTGACCAGTGGTCGGGCATGACGAAAGCGTAGGGTGTTAGTGAACCCTGCAATAGTTGCTTGCACGTATCCATTGTCTTCTGACTCAACCATTGATCTAAGGACACCAATACGATGTGAAAGAACACTGAGGCCATCAAGAAGATTAATAGCTGGTTCCTGTTTAGCCAGTTCACGTACTGAGGGACAGAGTTCTCCGTCTTTCCGTACTTGTTCCAGTTTCCGTTCATCACCAGTTACCTTATCCCTTAGATATTTGAAGGTACGAGGTTTCCACCCCAGAGAGAAAAGCCAATCTTTGACCTGTTCCACACTGTTAGGATTTGCTCGTTCTTCCCCTGTTTTGACCACCATAGACAGTGTAGAAATCGGTTGGTGTTCCTGCTTGCATAGCTGAACCCATTTTTCGCCGTGACTAGAAAGTGAACCGTCTTTCTTGTACATGACCTTTGGTTTGGTTCTAGTCGTAAATAGATTACGTTTTGGCATTGCGTCAGCGAGGGCTTCTGTCTTTTCATCCTTCAGTGTCTCCCACTCTTCTAGGTGCTTCTTAGCCTTATCAACATCTAATTTCCACCGCAGGGCTTCTTGTTCTCTAGCGCAGTCCATCTTGAACATCAGGTAGTCGATAAAGCGTTTCTTCTCCGAATAATCCTGATACAGTTTGTTCAGCTTTAGGTCTAGATCACGATAGAGACGTGTGTTGATCTTAACGTCCTCATTACAGCGGTGAGCATACTCTTCAGGTGTTAAGATGTTCCAGTCCTTAATCACTGGTTTAGGCACTCCATAGTCCTCTCCATAGCCCTCAAGCCCATGTCGCATACGATCATGGTTTAGATACCACGACAAAGGTAAAGTGTCGATCAGCTTACTCTTGTCCACAGTGATACCAAGTATCTTTTCCACTGCAGGGATGTCGAACCTGATGATGTTGTGACCAATCAACGTAGGTGCTTCATCAAAGAATATACGCATTGCCACATAGTCATGGGTATGATGCACATTTCCATCGTCCCCCATCCAAGACAAAACGTGTATCTTTGTCATTTCGTCTAATAGACCATCTGTTTCAATATCAAATACTGGCATTACCTATCCCAATCACTTTCTATCCCACGTTGTGCTGGACTTACTACAGTCTCCACTCTGTGTATGATCTCATAGTCTACATACTCAGGGTAGTGTAGCATAGCATAATCTCTGCAATCCAAGCATTTTTCTAGAGTCTCACACTGGGCATCTAAATCTTCCCAGATGTAAATACCATCACTTAAGTAAGACTGCGCCCTCAGTTGATAATACTCATGTTTCATCAAATTACCTCTCTTAATGTAAACGTATCGTAGTTGAACCGCATCTTACCCGCTGCACCTTCCTCAGATGACGGACGGTTCTTCTCAATCTTGAGATACGTTGTGTTTCGTTCTTGTAGGTCTTCAGCTTCTTTGTCACGGTACAAGTCGATGATAACTGATGCACGTTGACCAATCATCTTACAATACTTGAAGTCACCATTCTCGTTAGTGTGACCAATGCTTACGATACCTACGTTTAATTCCGCTGCAAGTTTAGACAGACGCACTGACAGGTCAGCCAACTGTTGTTCTTTGCTTTCTTCAGACGATCCAGAGATTACATCTTGGATAGGCTCAAAGAAGATAAACTTACATCCACATGCCTGACTAAAGAACCTGATCTGATCAATCAAATCTTCAGCACTTGCACCATCACCTAAGTAAAACTGATAGAAGTTTTCATCCTTGGTGATGTCTCTAATGGCTTGTACTACATCATCGTTACGTTCCTTATCGTCAATCAAATCCCTACGTGTCAGGTTATCGTTCAGATGATACGACACAAGACCAAGTAGTGACCGTAGTTTGGTTTCTTCTAAGTGCCATGCAGCAATCGGTATGCCCTTCTGTAGCATGTTGTATTCTAGATACCGCATTAGTTCTGTCTTACCGATCCCTGTAGGTGCTTTGAACACTGTAAAGTGTCCCTGCATCAGTCCCAAGATTTTGTCGTCCAGTGCCTGAATACCTGTCTCCACGTAGATATGCTCTGGTGTATCGTGGTACAACGACAAGAACTGATCAGCAGTATTTAAGATATTCTCTGGTGTATACTTCTTAGCGTTCCACCATGCACTCTTAAACTCTGCTTGCGCACCATTCTGTAGGAACTCGTTAGCGTCCTTGTATTTGTCGTGTGGTACACGGTAGACTTTGTTAGGGAATAACTTAGCCATACGATCCGCAAGAGCATTACCTGCGTCATCTGTATCGACAGACAGGATGATCTTCTCAAACCCATCTAACCATTCCTTACAGTTCTCCCAGAGCTTCTTAGAGGGCGTAGCAGAGGGCAAAGACACAACAGGGTTAGTGTAGCTGCTCTTGAGCATTTGTGCCACTGACAGGGCATCTAGTTCACCCTCTGTTACCGTTACCATCTTAGACGACCCAGATGTAAACAAGTTCATGCCGAACAGTTCATCACCCTTGAAACCATCTTTTGTGTAGAAGGCTTTCTCGTCAAGACGACGAACCTTAATTCCACCGCTGGGGTATACATACTCTTGACGATCAGTGAATGTCTTCACCCCGTAGTCTTCCATCGTGGTTGCATTGATCCCACGCATGGCTTGATAACGACCATCAGATTTGTCTTCTATCTTCTTAGGTGTAAAACTTGTTACGTTCATATCATCCCAATCCTTATTTCCATTCAGGGGGTATTTCTCTTTTGCCCAAGGGAACAACTCTTTCTTATCCTTCGGGTAGTTTCCACGACAAGAATGACAAAAACCATTGCCATCTTCAGGCCACCACCTAAAAGCATCAGACGACCCACAACTATGAAATGGACATGGCAAATGTGCAGTTCTACTCATACTTAAGTTCCTAACTTATGTTTATTTACTAAAACAAGATATTAAAACTTGAGTAGTAAACTTATGTTTAAGGGACACTTACCTATAACGACTTTCTGTCGATTTAGTAACATCACAAATTGTTACGGATTTTTTCGAGTGCTGCTTTTTCATGTCGTGAAACCCACATTTTGTTACGACCCATATGAATACCTACATCATCTTGTGTCATTTCATCCCAGTATCTCATACGAATTATTGCCCACTCTTCTTGTGTAAGACATGTGATTGCCACAGTTTGGACTTTAGCATACCACTCTTTCTGTTCATATAACTCTTCTGTCGATGGTGCTTGCGACATATATTCTTCATACTCAACAGCATCACCAAAAAGAGCTTGTTGTAGGGCTGTAGCAGTCCAACCATCAACATCTGTATCAGCACTCATGGAATGTGATTTACCACCCACAGGGACGTATACAGGGCTTCTACG